CCCCTAGTTGTCAAAGTTCAAATCCTTTCTAGTGAGGGGTGGGGGTGTCGAACCCCCTTTTGAGGTATACCCATACAGCTCCTGCAACCCCTCTCGTTAGTCGTGAAGTGTGCGGTGTGCACCTATGCCTATTGGCTGTGCGTTCTTTCTTCTTAACTGTCACCAGCTTATCAGATGATATCTAAAGTGTCAACACATTGTGTATAGAGTGTTAACATACAGAGTTGACAGAAATTGAAATAATTATAGACCAAAAAAGCATTACATATATTATATAGATATGAACATTACGGATTTAATTATTACAGGCACTGAGGATTGGCGAATCAGGATGCAGTACAAGCTCACTGTCGAGGGTTTGAGGTGGGTAAAAAGGGAAGTTACTGAATTAATAGAAGATACGAGAATAAGCCCTAAAATACTAACTAAGAAGCTCAAAGCCTTGGGCTCTGCATTTAATCGTTACTTGATTGAGTGTTAATTATTTCGTATTATACGGATGCCAGAATCCAAGAAGTTCAGAGAGCTTGATTTTAGGCGGGGTGGGTGCAATTCCCACCTTGACTTTTTTGGTTGGATTTGTTACAAAATAAGGGTAAATGAACCAGTGCGAATGCCGCCGCACTTAAAAAGAAAAGCTCTTTTAAAATTAGGTCTCAAATCCAGCTCGTGAATCGTGCATAGCGGCAAACTATGAACTTTTCTCACGAGTCCCACGAGTTGGGCTTGAGGCTTATTTTTTATTATTTAAAATAAAAGCATGCAAAACAGAAGTGGGTGGGTTTGCCTTCATCGCAGCTTACTACAGTGGGAATGGTGGGACGAGCCTAACACTACTAGACTTTTTATTTATTGCCTCCTCAAAGCTAATCATTCGCAACAAAAATGGAGGGGAATTACCGTCGAAGCCGGACAGTTTATTTTCGGAATACAACAATGTAAAAATGAGTCAAGTATGAGTACACAGTCGATACGCACCTCGATGAATCGGCTAATTTCAACAGGCTCGCTAACACGCCAGGTAACAAGCAGACATTCGCTTATTACAGTCGTTAATTGGGCGAAATTCCAAAGTGCTAACAGTCTAGCTAACAGTCTAGCTAACACTTTGCTAACAGGCAATCAACAGGCTCCTAACAGGCTGCTAACAGGCAATCAACCACAAACAACAATGATAACAATGAGTAACAATGTAAAAAATGAAACACCTACTACTACTGCGCGCGAGCCAGAAAAATTAGAACCTTGGCTCGAAGCATCAAACTTAATCGGACTCAGTAAAGACCTTCACCACGAAATGAAAGCCATGTGCAGCAGGCGACCTAACATCGATCCCTGCCTAGTTGCCCATAAGGTTCAAGGCAAGTATCGCAATTTACCTTATGGCGACAAGTACGTGATGTTTCAAAAATGGTTTATTTCTGAGTTTGAGCCTAAGCCCGTTGACGAAAACAAGCGTAAAGAAGAAGAGAAGGGGCCTTATTGGGCATTGTTTGAAGAAGAAGAAAAGCGCGAAAAGGAAGCGTTTGAAGAAGCTCAAAGATTAAAAAATAACCAAAGCCCAAATGAATAATCTACCCACGGAGTTCCCAGCTTTGAAGTCACCGCCATCACACTTTAATGCTGAATACTTTACGATAACGGCAGCGGTAAGCCGTCCAGACTTCATGAAGAAGGTAAACTTGAAAGAAGAACACTTTTTCCATCCGTCGACTAAAAGGGCTTATAACGTACTAAAAACTCTTGTTGCTAATGACACCCCTATCACTTTGGTTAATTTCGGTTCAGAACTTTACGACCAAAAGGGAAAAGTCTCAGAGTTCTCGGCTAATATCGACCCTTTAAGCGAAAACAATTCAGAAAAATCTTTCATGGCAAATGTTAAAATGATGGCTAAATACTGCGCTTTACGCAAAGTGTATAGTGTCATGTCAGACTTTAATGGCTCTCAAGAGGCTATTGAAGGGATAATCGAGAAGGCGAAAGAAATTGAAAACGAATTCATTGTGCCTAAAGCTCGAGATGTAGATGAATCGTTTGCCGACTTCATGGCTCACTATGCAGAAATTAAAAAATCTATAGCGGGGGGACGCACAGCCTCGCTTGTAACTGGATTCAAGTCTCTTGATGACACTTTCACGATTGAAGAAGGAAATTTAGTGATAGTAGCAGCCAAAACGTCAGTAGGGAAAACTGCTTTCTCCTTAAATGTAGCGGTTAATGCCTCTATGTACAGCCAAAAGATTGTCTTTGTTTCAGCAGAGATGACGTCACGCGAGATTTACAGCCGTGTAATTTCCCAACTTACAGGCCTTTCAGCTTCAAGAATAAAAAGCGGGCAAGCCGATGCAGCCCTTGCGGTAGCCAGAAATCAACTTCCTAAGAGTGATAATTTTAAGGTTGTAGAGGCGGGTAACATGTCCAGTTCAGATATTGCACAGGTATGTAGAGAGACCGCAGCATCTAGCGGTAAAATAGATTTAATTGTAGTCGATTACATCCAGTATCTCAAGGACCCCATGAAGTCAGGGCAAACCAACAAAGACCGCATAGGGCAAATCACAAGAAACCTTAAAGGCCTCGCAATGGAGTTACGTTGTCCAGTCATCGCTCTTAGCCAAGTTAACCGTACAGCTGAAGGCTTGCCACAGTTGCACCACCTCAGGGATTCGGGCAATATTGAGCAGGATGCGGACATGGTTATGATTCTTCACCGCGAAGAACAGGGCGGAGTCAAACAGCCAGCAACACAACTTGTTGTAGCGAAAAACCGCAACGGAGCCACTGGAAGCGCAAAGCTTGTCTTCGACGCTCAAACTACAAAATTCACAGAGACAAAGAAGCTTTACGGCATCGATTAATTTTTAACTTTTTAAAAATCATGAATAAGATTCAAGTCTTCACACCAGATGACGCACCTTGGTACTGGATAGACGAGTGGGGAGATATTCACTACGAGTGACGCACGGAAATGCATCTAAAATCAACGAGACGGCAAGAGTTGACACATTGCCTCACTCAGAATCTACACCCCCGAAAAATCGAAGATAAATGCGTTGTAATATTTACACGGTTGACATCGAGCAGGCTTAGGGTTATAACTTAATCAAACGTAAGCCGATTTTATGGCAACAAAGCGAATAAAGGTCACTAACCCCCCTACGAATGCTTGGACATCAGAAACCGCACCAAGGGGCGGGAAGGTTAAAGGTTCCATGCTTAAATTCACGAAAAAAGTTAGGCGCTCAATGGCGACTATCGTCAACAACACCATCAATAACGGCTCTTTAGAGTCTTGGATTTACGAAATTGAAGATCCAGTTAAAAGAGCAGAATTAGCCTTGAGACTTGCAGATAAATTTGTTCCGAATGCATCCAAAGATGACTCTAAAAGCCAAAAACAAGATGTTTCGGTAAGTATCGAGATCAATGACTTGCACAAGGCCCCAGATTCCGAGATAATTAAAATATTACAACAAAAACTTTTAAGTGAAAACAATGGCTAGCTTTGCAGAATTAGGCGCAGTTCAGAGCAATTTAGTTGATCGAGATTTTAGAGCTAGTGCGATGGCTCAACAATTACCAGGTTTAAACGCCTTGACCACCACTAAAAGTGATAGTGATGCTGCTATTCGTGATTATCGCAAAAAACTTAAAGATTCAAAAACTTCATGGTCTGCACAGCCAGGATTTAACCGCCAAATTACAGACAAGGCCCGCATCGGATACCAAAGAGGCGGATCAACTTTTGAGGGTCCAGACGGTCAATTAAGAGGTGCACCAACCGCTTTACTTCAACAATTAGATTATGCCGAAGCCATGGGGATACCAAGCTACGGACTCCAGAATATTTATAGGCAGGCACCAAAAGGGATGTATGCCAGTTATGCACAAGCTGATAAGGCTTTCGCTGATGCGGCTGCTAATCCATTCTTTCAAGGCCAAGGCGCTTTCGATAAAGTCCAAGAGGCTAAAAAGAGAACTGAAGAATTACAAAATAGAAGCCAAGCGATTAGATCAGGTGGCGAAGTTTTTAAAGAAGTGGCTGGAGGCCCAACAGGTAATCAACAGGCACAAGCAGTAGAACTTGACCTTCAAAGAGCTAGGGAAGCCGAAAGGAGGGCCAGAAAGGGTCGTCAAAAAGACTTGATTGCCGTTCAAGGCGCCACAACAAAGGCCTTTAAAGAGGCTGGAAGGGCAAAGGCTGTATTCGCCAACGTCCCCATTAAAGAAACTATTCAACAATCACCACTTAATCCCAAAAGAAGATGATAGGGCATTATAATTTGAACCTTGATACAGATAAGTTTAGTTACGTTACCCCGCACGGTTACCCATTCGTCGGGTCCGTTGTGCTTACAGAGAAGCAATTACTGGCTATTCGTGAACATATGGTTAAGTCTGCTACCACTGCTATAAGGGCAGGATCTAACATCATGGATAGGATCGAGATACAGGAGGGTAACGTTCAAGATTTACCGGAAATAATTAAACACCTTAAAGGTTTCGCTGCAGACCTTGAGGAATTAGTAAAAATATATAATGAGCATCCAGCCAACCAAAAAGCTAATAAAAGCATTCAAGAAACCAGTGATGATAGCGTCACAAACTGAAGGGGTAATCGTAAAAGTTTTCCCTAAGGGATTTGGCTTTGTGTCTGTTGATGGAGTTTCCGATAATATATTTTTTCACCTCAAAGAATTAAGTGTGGAGTTCTCATTATTTCTCAGGGGTGAGCCAGTAACGTGCGATGTAAAGGAGAGGAAAAAAGGGCTTTATGCTACTAATGTTAAACTTCACAATGTACCCTACAGACCCCCGCAAGAATCTTGAATATCGTTTTGATATAATCAAAAGGTGCGATAAAGATAAGGCTCTCCAAGCTTATTTTACCGAAATGTGCCGAAGGGATCCGCTTTTTTATATCAATACTTTTATCTGGACTTACGACCCGCGAACTGAAAACAAGAACCTTCCATTTGTTACCTACGAATTTCAGAATAAAGCTTTAAAGGAATTGGAGGCGGCCTATAACAAGCCAGAAGATATTCTTATAGAGAAGTCACGTGACATGGGGGTGTCATGGCTTACTCTTGCATGGATTCATCATAAATGGAGGTTCCAAGATGGTTTTAATGCGCTTGTAGGCTCTTATATTGAAGATCTTATAGACTCTAAAGATGATCTAGCTACTCACTTTGGAAGGCTTAAAAGTATAAATGACATGATGCCTAAATGGCTAATGCCTAAGGGTTGGAACCCTAAATGTCAATCTTATATGAAGATGATTAATCCAGAGAATAATAATGCAGTGACTGGACAAGCCCCAACCGAAAGGTTTTCAAGGCAGGGGCGCTACTCTTTGATTTGGGTAGACGAATTCGCATTTTGGGATCGTGCTAGATCAGCTTGGAACTCGATGGGAGACGCTACAAGATGCAGAGTTGTGTCTTCGACTCCATTTGGTGAACTGAACAAGTTTGCCGAATTAGCAAACAAGTCAAGAATTAAGAAAGTGACGCTACATTGGAAGCTGCATCCGCATAAAGATCAGGCTTGGTATGAAGCTGAAAAGGATCGTCGAACCGTTGAAGAAATCGCACAAGAGCTTGATATTAATTATAAAACGTCTCTTACTAATCGTGTTTACCCTGAATTTTGTGATAGAAACTTTCTTGAACATGAACCGTACAAGCCAGAGCATCCACTTTATATTTCGTGGGACTTTGGACTTGATGACCACACCGCTATATTATGGCTGCAAAGAGACCCTAGCGATGGGACTGTGAGGGTAATCGACTCTTATCAGAAGTCAGGATTCATGATCGACTACTTTGTGCCGTTTATCACAGGTGAGATCAAAACTGGTAACTACATATATTCTGATGATGAGTTAGCCTTGATTGCTAAACATAAAAGATGGCAAGAGGCTACGCATTATGGAGACCCTACTGGAAATAGTAAAAACCAAACGTCAAATAATTCAGTGATTGGGCAACTTAAAGCGCATGGCATATACGTGAACACTAACTATCAGGAATTTGACTTAAAGACAAGAATCCATAAAACAAAGCTTTTAATTCGAAGGCTTTTAGTCGATAAAGATCAGTATGAATTTATAGAAGCGATTCAAGGAAGTCGCTACCCGCAGCGTTCAGAGAGTAGCCAAGCTACAGGACCAATTACTAAACCTGTACATGACTGGACTTCGCATTTTAGAACTGCACTTGAATATTTTGCTGTTAATGAGTCTAATGTAATTAAGAAATCCGCTACAGTAATAAAACCAAGCGTCGACAATAATTTAGATGCTAGGTATAAAGCCTTTAAAGAAAAAAAGCGGAAAACGTTATCACCTAGCTATAAACGCGCATGCTAAATAAACCATCTGCTAAGGTAGAATCTTGGCAACCAACACCAGAGGAAAACGCAGCCTTGACTAAATTCTATAGTGATTTCTCACAAGGATCTAATTTTAGATCAGCTTACGAAGACCAGTGGCAAGAGAATATTGACCGTACAGAAGCTAGGCCATTTATTAATGATGATGGATCTTCTGGGGTTGTTTTGCCTATCGCTAAATGGATTATTGAACAAAAGCAGGCTACTGAAATGAAAGCTCCTCCATCCTTTGCCTACCAGCCCGGCGAGTTTCCTGATGATGAAGAAGTGGCTAAGATTCTTGAACTGGTAGTCAAGAAGCATGTGTGGAACCTAAAATATGTTGATTTGAATTTCAAATTGGACATTGCGAATTACTATAAAGATGTTCTTGGGACTATGTACATGTATGTAGGATGGCGCAAAATATACCGCCAGATCAGGAAGGCGAAGATTAAAGATGGTTCAGTCACTCAGGACCAAGAAGAATTAAACGAAGAAGGCTTAAAGCCAGAACTCTACTATGACGATATTTGTGTTGACTTGATTATGCCACAAGATGTTTGGCTACACCCTTTAGCTTTAGGGGTTGCCGACTCACCTTGGATTATTGCAAGAAAAAAGTTTGACCTTGGAACCTTTAAAGAAACATTCTCTGATGATAAGTTATTCGATAATGTCGATAAGGTAAAAGCCGGTGGCTGGTCTTCAGTTGGTGGTGACCAAAGAGTGATGACTCAAAGAGATTTTCAAGATACCCAAAAAGATCAGGTGATGGTTTTTGAATATTGGAATAAAATCATTGATCAACTCTTGATTGTGGCTAATGGTATAGTAATATATATGGGGCCTAATCCATTTGATCATAAAGAATTGCCGTTTGTTGATTTCCTTGATCGATACCAACTTGATACATGGATTGGGGAAGGGGAACCTCAAAGAATAGCTAATATTGCTGATGCGATTAACGCCTTTGTTAATATATCAATTGATAAAGAGAAACGCTCAGCTTCAGGACTTAACTTAATATCAGAAAATGAAAGTGATTTTGACGACGTTGCGATGCTCTTTGATCCGAAATCTGCTTATCGAGTGTCTGACCCCCGCAACGCATTTGTTCATTATGATATGCCT